GAAATAAATTCAGGTTGGGGTAGACAAGCTTGGAATGATAATGCTTGGGGTATTCAAGGAACTATATTACTTGATGGTCAATCAGCAACATCGAGTGTGGGATCTATTTCACCTGCAGATGTAATGGGAGTGACAGGAGTTTCTGCAACAGTAAGTATTGGATCTCCTACGATAATTGGTAATGTAACGGTTGAACCGGCAGGAGTTTCTGCAACGGTAAGTATCGGAACATTGACACCAGCAGATGTCATGAGACTTACAGGAGTCTCTAGCACCACGAGCGTTGGTTCAATAACTCCTGCAGACGTGATGGGATTATCAGGAGTTTCTGCAACAACAAGTATTGGTAGTGTAAACATTACTTCAAATCCTCTTATAATTCCAACAGGTGTCTCAGCGACCGTATCCGTAGGATCTATAACACCTGCAGATGTAATGGGATTAACAGGTGTTTCTGCCACATCTTCTGTAGGTTCAATATCACCTACAGATGTAATGGGTTTAACAGGTCAACAAATGACATCCTCTGTTGCCGCGTTTGGAACTTCAACAAGTTTTGGAATACAAGCTTATTCAGACGTTGACACAGGTTCAAATATTTCGTATTCTGATGTTGCAACAGGCACAAATATAACATATAGTGACGTCGCATAGGAGATAAGATATGGCATCAACATTTTCACCTTTAGGTGTAGAACTTCAAGCAACCGGAGAAAACGCCGGTACATGGGGTACAAAAACTAATACGAATTTAGAATTGGTAGAACAAATTGCCGGTGGATTTACACAACAAGCTTTTTCTAGTGATGCAGATATTACTTTATCTGTTTCAGATGGTGCCACTGGTGCAACTCTTGCACACAGAGTTATAGAATTTACCGGAACAATTTCTGCTTCAAGAAATGTAACAATACCAAATGATGTGCAACAACTTTATTTATTAAAAAATTCAACGTCTGGATCTCAAAATGTTGTATTTAAATATGCTACTGGATCGGGCACTTCTGCCACAATAGCAAATGGTAAAACAATATTAGCTTTTGCAAGAGCAGATGACGGATCAAATCCAAATATAACTGCTGTAGAATTTGGAGGGGATGTTGTTGACGACACTAGTCCACAATTAGGTGGTGATTTAGATGTCAATGGAAATGATATTGTTTCCACATCAAACGCTGATATTGATATTATTCCTAATGGAACAGGTGATGTTAATCTTGGTGCAGACACAGTTCAATTAGGAGACAATAACGCCGATGCTACTCTTACAACACAAGGAACTGGAGACTTAATATTAAACACAAATAATGGCACAAATGCAGGTACGGTAACGCTTGCAGATGGCGCAAATGGAGATATGACTTTAGCTCCAAATGGCACTGGTAGAGTGAAAATAACTAACGCCTCACCAGGAACAAGCTCAACACAAGTAGCAACTACTGATGGAAAAGGTCTTGTCTTCTCCATGGTTTTCGGATATTAATATAGAAGGAGAATAAAAAATGGCAACACCGAATCTTGTAAATATAGCAACGATCACACCCAAAAATGCTATGGGTAGTTTATCTGATACTAACAGAACTACAATGATAGATGTCCCTGCAGAAACTGCAGTAAGAATTGATACAATATTATTAGCCAACATTGATGGAACTAATGCTGTTGACGCGACAGTAGAAATTAGTAACGATAATGGTTCAACTTTTTTTAAAATCGCAAGCACTATTTCTGTGCCTGCAGATTCAACATTAGATTTAATTTCAAGACCTATCTACTTAGATGAAACAGATTTAATATCTGTAACGGCTGGTGCTGCTAATGATTTAGCTTTCCACGTTTCTTATGTAGAAATGGTAGACTAGGAGGAATAAATGCCAAGAATAATTAAACCAGTAGCAAGAAGTGAATTTACATCATCAACGATCACTATTGATTCTTCTGGAAGAGTTATAAGTGCTGCCAGTGGATCAGCAGGTGGTGGTAGTCAGGTTCCAGTAATTTTAGCTTCAGGACCTTCTTCAGGAACTCTTGAGATAGGAAATACTCTTTCAAACAACGCTAGTTTTATAAGTGCATATTTATACGCTGCTGGAGCTGGTGGCGGAGGAGGATCTAGACAAGGTGGACGACCGGGAGGAACGGGCGGGGCCGGAGGTTTTGGTTATTATGGTGCACCTATATCTGCTCCTTTTTCACAACCGTTCTCAATAGGTGGAGGAGGCTCAGGTGGAGTTGGAGGAAATTTTGGTGGAAACGGATCGCCTGGAAGTTCAGGTGGAGCAACAAGTATAGCTAATATTGGAACTGTAAACTCTGGAAACGGAGGAGGCGGAGGAACTCAAAATCAAAATCAACAAGGAAGCGCAGGAAGTGCGCCAGGAACAACAACTACTATTGGTAGCAGAGATTTATTTGGAGCGACAAATTTTGGAGTAGGTGGTAATGGAGGAACAGGGACTGTAGCTCCTAATCCAGATCCAATCCCAGGTAACACTGGAGCAGCTGGATTAGCCTTGATTTATCAAAATACAGGAGCTTAATCATGGCAATATTTATTTTTGCAAAAAATTCAGATAATCAAGTAGGTTCTTTATATAAAATAGCAGATAATCAAACTAATTATGATGCCAATAAAAATTGGGATGATGACATGTATGATTTAGTAACTGTCAGTGATTCTGATTTTAATTCTGTTAAACTTAGAAATAAAAGTGTTGTAAGTAAAAACGGAAGCACAGTAACTTATGATGATGTTATATGGAAATACAATTTATCTTCCGTATTACAAAATGATATTGATAGTAAAATTAAAGAATTAGAAAATTGGTTATCATTAAATTCTTCAAAACCAATGGCGTCAGGTGTGACTACATATTTAAATTATCTTAAAGGATTAGATGCTGCTAGTATAATTACTGATCCAAGCGCTGAAGCTACTTTTGATGATTCTAACAATACTTTTTCAGATGGCACTCCATTAGGTATGTCTCTTGAGTCTTATGCAGAAAGTCAAGGTCAAACCGTTTACAGTCCATTACAATTACTATAGACTTTTTAAAAAAATATTGTATATATCTTTCTACTAATAAAGATATATGTTTCAAAAAATAATTACTTTTTCTTCACATGAAGAGTATGTGGATTTAAAAGAAGATCATCCAACTCCCATAAAAACTAACGTGCCAGAATGGTTTAAAAAACTATCACACAGTCCAACACAAAAAACAATTAAAGGATGTATGCCTTTTCTTGATACTTTAACGGCAGGTTATCTTTTAAAAATTCCTCAAGATATTTATATACAGCACAACATAGAAAACAAAGAGACGAAAGAAAAAGATAGTTTTGTAACCACAGGAAATTTAGACCCGGGTTATTTAATGTCAAGATCTTTAAATTTAAGTGCAAGTATGGTTGATGGTGTTCATAAAAAAGAACAATTAGAGGGATCTCCACATGTTGAAAAAAATAAAAATTTACCTTTTTATAAAGTTCTTAATCCTTGGAGAATATCCACACCTCCAGGTTATTCTTGTTTATTTTTACCTCCCATGAATAATACAGACGATCGATTTTCTATTATGCCTGGTATTGTTGACACCGATACTTATAAAAATGAAATAAACTTTCCATTTGTAATTAATGGTGATAAATATTCAATTTTAGAAACAATGATAAAAAAAGGGACACCTTATGTTCAGGTCATACCTTTTAAAAGAGAAAGCTGGAAAATGAAAATAGAAAAAATATCAGTTAAAACTTTGTTAACTAGCAAAGCATTTTATAATTTAAATTTGTTTAACATTTATAAAAATAAGTATTGGAGTAAAAAATCATGGAAATAAAAGATTACGTAACAGTTTATGAAAATGCTTTACCAATTGATGCTGTAGTTGCTCTTATAAAATATGTAAATAAGGAAGATGAAAAATTTACTCCTGCAAGAATAAACAATGATGGTGGTAAAGATGGTAAAGGAGTTGACTTTGATGTCAGAAGAACTTGGAATCTTTCTGTGAGTCCTGAGTCTTCTAGTTTAACAAATGTTCATTGGCACAATGTTTTGTTTTTTTTATTTGATAAATGTTTTAGAGAGTATTCTAAGTTTCACTCTAATAACTCAAACGAAAAATTTTTTGATGAAATAAGAGACATAGGTATTTTAAAATATAATGAGGGTGGTTTTTTTAAATGGCACGTAGATCATTGTCTTAATTTTCCTAGAACACTAAGTGCAATTTATTTATTAAACGATGATTACGAGGGTGGAGAACTTTTATTTAGAAGCCCCAATGGTTCTGATGAATTTCAAATACCAATGGGACCAAATAAAATAATTGTTTGGCCAAGTAATTTTTTATTTCAACATACAGTTCTTCCTGTAAAAAAAGGAATTAGATATTCGGTGGTATCATGGGCGTTATAGGAAAAGATTTTAAATTTAAAAAGATTGAAAATTTTTTAAATAAATCAGAAACAAATATTTTAAGAGATTATACAATTATGAAACACAGAACAAACATAACAAGTTTTGATAGTTCTAGTAACGTGCTCGATACAAAATTTTATGGTGATCCAGTTATGGAATCTCTTTTATTAAATAAACAAAAATTAATGGAGAAAGAAACTGGTATGAAACTTTTACCAACCTACGCCTTTTGGAGAATGTATACGTATCTAGCTGAGTTAAAAAAACATAAAGATAGGCCAGCATGTGAAATTAGTGTAACTGTTATGTTAGGATCAGATGGTGATTGCGACTGGCCGATATTTATGGACAATGTAAAAGTTGATTTAAAACCTGGAGATGGTGTGGTTTATTTAGGATGTGAATTAAAACATTGGAGAGAAACATTTAAAGGAGATTGGCAATCACAAGTTTTTATGCATTATGTAAATAAAAATGGAAAACATAAAGATTGGTACAAAGATAAGAGACCAATGTTTGGAATATTAAATAATGATATTTGGTTAGGGAAACAAAAATGATATTTAAACAATATGATGACGGAACTTGTGATATAGTTTTTTCAGATGAAGAAATAAAAACAATATCTAATAATAAAAAAATTCATCTATCAGATGAGGCTCTTAGACATTTTGGAAATAACCTGGTTAAGGTTGTTTCTGATTGGAATGTCAAATTTAACGATAAGATTAAAGATCTTCAATCAATAGAAAATGAAGAAATTGTAACAGAAAAAGACAAATAACTATCTATTTGTTAAGAAAAAAATCTGTGTTATAGTGTATTATGTTGCAAAAAATTGGATTTCAACCGGGTATAAATAAACAAATATCAGAGACTGGTGCTGAGGGTCAGTGGATAGATTGCGATAATGTCAGATTTCGTTATGGTATTCCAGAAAAAATAGGTGGTTGGAAGCAATTAGGGACTGAGGAACTAACAGGTGCTACCAGAGGACTACATCATTTTGTGAACAGTCTGGGTAGAAAGTATGCGATCATCGGCACAAATAGAATTTTATACGCTTTTTCTGGTGGTATATTTTATGACATACATCCTATTAAAACAACAACTACACTTACAAATGCGTTCAGCACAAGTAATGGATCACCCACTGTTACAATAACATTTCCTAGCGCACATAATATAGGTGAGGGTGATATAATATTATTAGATAATTTTAGCACTATTACTAATTCTAATTTTAGTGCTTCTGATTTTGACGATAAAAAATTTATGGTAACAAGCGTTCCCTCTACTGTAACTTTAACAATTACAATGCCATCAAACGAATCTGGAAGTGGTGCCACTACCTCTGGTGGTATTAGAGTTCAACATTATTTTCCTGTCGGACCAGCAGTGCAGGCAAAAGGTTTTGGTTACGGATTAGGTTCTTGGGGAGGTGAAGCAGCCGGAGCTGTTACCACAACTCTAAACGGAGCATTACTAGATGACACGGCAGGAACAGGTGGATCTGGAACATCTATTGTTTTAACAGATGCTTCACAGTTTCCAAGCACAGGAACTAATTTTATTCAAGTAGGAAATGAGGAGATATCCTATACAGGTGTTACAGGAAATACGTTAACAGGTATTACAAGGGCTGTAAGAAATTCTACTAGATCAGCACACTCTGATGGTGCCACTGTTAAAAACAGCACCGATTACGTAGCGTGGGGTGAGGCAGCATCTGGTGACTTAGTTATCGAACCTGGTATGTGGTCCATAGATAATTTTGGAGACAAGGCTATTTGTCTTATTCACAATAGTAGTGTTTTTTCTTGGGACTCATCTTTAACAAACGCAACAACCACAAGAGCAGCTATTATAACTGGAGCCCCAACCGCATCAAGACATATGGTTGTATCTACACCAGATAGACACTTAGTATTTTATGGAACAGAGACAACTATTGGAGATACAACAACGCAAGATGATATGTTTATTAGATTCTCTGATCAGGAGGATATAAATACGTACACACCTACAGCGACTAATACAGCTGGCACACAGAGATTGGCCGACGGATCACGGATCATTGGAGCGATTCGTGGTAGGGATGCACTTTATATTTGGACCGACACGTCTTTGTTTACACAACGTTTTGTGGGTCAACCTTTTACATTTGCCTTTTCACAAGTAGGAACTAATTGTGGACTCGTAGGACAGAATGCATGTGTGGAAGTTGACGGTGCAGCTTATTGGTTATCCGAAAATGGTTTCTTTAGATACGCTGGTAAATTAGAATCACTACCATGTTTAGTGGAGGATCACGTTTACAATGATATAAATATTGAGTCTGGTAATCAAATGATATCAGCAGGATTAAATAATCTGTTTGGAGAGGTTATCTGGTTTTATCCTACATCTACATCATCTGTTGTAAATAGAATGGTGGCTTATAATTATTTTGATTCTTCACCACAAAGGCCAGTATGGACTGTGGGTACATTGTCTAGAACAATGTGGCAAGATTCTGCTGTATTTGGTAGCCCACATGCAACTGAGTATGACGCAGATACAGATAATTCTTTTGATGTAATTGGTAATACAGAAGGTAAAACAACTTATTATGAACATGAGATAGGAACAGATCAAAATAAAAATGGAGTAATCACAGCTGTCACAGCAAACATCTCCTCTGGAGATTATGATATAAGTCAAAGAAGAAGTGCTTTAGGTCAAACAACAGGTGTGGCAGATCTTAGAGGAGACGGTGAATTTATAATGAAAATAAGACGATTTGTTCCTGATTTTATATCACAGACAGGAACAACAAGAGTTACATTACAATTAAAAAACTATTCTAATAGTGCACAGGCAAGCTCACCACTTGGACCATTTGATATTACATCAAGTACGACTAAAATAGATACAAGAGCTAGAGCTAGAGCTGTAGCCTTAAAGATAGAAAACACAGGGGCTAGTCAAAGTTGGAAGTTAGGAACTTTTAGATTAGACATACAACCAGATGGACGTAGATAATGGCAAAGATATCACAAGTATTGACAAGACCTTCACCAGAATACGATCTGCCTACAGCAGAGGCACAGGTCAGAGATCTTGATGCTGTTGTAGAAAAATTAAATACGACGTTTCAAGAAGAATTAAAAGACGAGGTAGAAGCACAAAGCTTCTTTTTAAATTAATGGCAAATAGTTTTATAAATAAAAAGGCAGATTTAACCACAACAGATCTAACATCACTATACACAGTGCCTAGTTTTAAAACAGCTGTTGTAAAATCTCTTATAGTGTCAGAGGACGCTGGATCAGGAACCACGATAACTATAACTCTAGTTAATTCAAGCAGTGCTATATTTAATGTATATAAGGATAAAGCTGTTGGATCAAAAGAAACTTTAGAATTATTAACTCAACCACTAGTTATGGAAGAGGGTGAGATACTTAAAGTGCAGGCAGCTCAAGCAAACGAGCTGCATGTTATAGCTTCTATACTAGAAATACAGCCAAGAGAGGTAACAACATAATGATTGAAATACAACCAGATAAGATAATAGAAAAGATAACTAATAAGAAAACAGGAGAAAAATACAAAAACGACCAAGAATGGAAAGATAAGGGTATATCACCAGATGACATCAGAAGAGACGTAACTGTGATAATGCCAAGTCTTGATTTATTTGGTGAAACAAAATAGAATAGTACGATGGCAATAACTAGAGCACAACAAGCAAAACAGATGTTACAAGAAGGAGGACGTATAGGACTCAAAGCAGGAGCACAATTTGATACGTCGTTAGGAGGTGGAGCTATATCACCCGGAACGGATATATCTGGACGATTTAGAGGTGGAGATAGTGGTGGAAATAGAGGCGGAAACAAATCAAAAACTAAAACAATAAAAACAAAAAAGGATATTAAAACACCATCTGATTTTACAAAATTTGATTTAAAAGATCTAGTAAATTTAAAATTAATGGAGGAAGAGGATGAGAATATGAAACTAGCCAAAACATATTCTACAGAAGATATAGAAAAATTATTAGGTATAAAAGATCAAAAAACTGCAGAAAAATTTGTTGAAGATCCAATAATTGGTGGTCCTGAATTTATTGGTGATAAAAGCCAAGCAAATATCATGGAAAAATTTAGAGAAAATTTATTAGAACAAGAAACAAAATTTCCAGGAAAAGACTTTGATGCTCAAAGATCAGCTGCACAAACACTTGGAATTAGTCCAACAAACAGAAGTTTAATTCCATCAGATTTTTTAGATAAACCCGGAGAAGCTGCAACACAAATGCCTTTCAGCACCATAGCTGAAGAAATAGAGGAAAGATATCCCATGGCAGAAGGCGGTATCATGGGTGGTTTAGCCGATGGTCAGATAGATGAGATGGGTAGACAGATGTATGGTCTGGGTAAACTTGTTAAAAAATTTACACGTGCAGTTAAAAAAGTTGTAAAGTCACCGATAGGTAAAGCTGCATTGTTATATACAGGTGCAGGTGCACTTGGTAATTTAGCAGGTGGATCTGGTTTAGCAGGTATGTTTAGAGGTTTTACAAGTCCATCTTCTTTTCTTGGTGGTGCTAGTAAAATTTTTAGTAAAGAAGGTTTAAGAAACATAGCGTTTGGAAAAGCTGCTAGCGCTGGTTATGCCATGCCGGGACAAGGTATATTTACACCAGGCACATCAGGTTTATTAGGTTTTGGTGGTAAATTAAGTCCATTAAAAGCAATTACAGCAGTATCAACAGTGGCAGGAGCATTGACACCGGAACAAGAACAAGAAGCACAAAGAGTATCTGATGAGACTGGTATAGATATAGCAGAGATAAGAGCTAATC